TGATCCCATTGTATGATCCACGTCTGCTTTCTCAGATATAATATTTGCTGATAAAATAGATTTTAGATCAACTGCTGTTTCCATATTAGATTTAACTGTAATTTTATAGTTGTCTTCTACAAGTAAATCAAGGTCTCCGCCTACAGTTATCAACGAGTCTTTGTCAATTCTAATATCAGATTGTTCTTCAACATGCATTTTAAAATTATTTGTATGTTGTGTCATATTTTCTAAAGAATGCATTTTAATATCTTTATCAGCAACAATATTAATATCTTCTTTAGCAGTAAAATTAATATCTCTGCCTGCATCAAAATTAATATCATTATCCGAATGTACACTTATACTGTCTTTAGCATATATGTCAATTTTTCCATCAGCAGTCAATTCAATCCAACTATTGCCGCTGCCGTGAGAAATATAAATTAGATCTTCACTATTATGTAATATTATTTGATGCCCTGTACGAGTCTGTAGCTTTATCATCTCGTTTGCAGGTATTTTCTTATCGCCTGATCTGTCACCTTTTTCAAAATTAGCATAATCAACAGGACCGCCTTGTTCGCCGCCTGCTGGTGTTCTACGGTGAAGTGTTAAATCACCGTCATCCATAATAAATGACTGGCCGCCTAATCTGCTATATGCTTTTTGGATTGAACTTCCTGGAGTTGGTCCGTAAGCATGTTTTGGTCCGTCTAAGTCTGAAGGGCCAGGAGTTGAAATACCAAATACTGTACTAGGTGATTCTCTCCGAGCACTTGATGTATTTGTTCCACGAACATGATCGCCAACTAGTCCTGCTTTGTCAAGTCTTTCGTAAACATCAGGATTTACTGGTTTAACAATTTTAGTAATATCGCTACCTTTAGGATCGTCTACACGCTTGTTGTATTCAGCTACAGGCAAAGGTTTACTAGGATCAGTATCGTTATACATAGTTGCCGCATTTCCTGGAACAGCAAAGTTCATGCCAACATCTGGAACACAGCCAATCCAAAATGCCTGCGAAAAATCGCCTTCAGGCATGACTACAATTACTTGTGTTCCTATATCAGGCGGAACTCCCCAAAATCCATAACTTTTTTGTGTGCTTTTGTAATCAGCACCGTATCCTAAACCAGTATATGGTGTTTGTCCTGCAAATGGACTTGCATATTTACAATTAACAGTTTCACCTTGCAAACTGCCTGTTCTAGTTCTTCTTAAAATTTCAACTTGTAAGCCGCCCATAAATGTAGTATCAAGGTGGTTAACAACCTTACCAAGGAATACACCTACTGTGTTACTGCTTCTATTATTAGTTCTAGTTTCTTGTGCCATTATGTTGTTTCATCCGGTCCTGGTCTACCAATGTGATTTACAAATGGTAAACCGCTAGTTTCTTGTGCATTACCTTTACCTCCCATTAGGAAGCTAATTACTTTTCCTGCTACTGCTTCAATTGATATATCTTGATTACGTTTTCTTGCAAGTTTTAATGTTTGCTCAAACTTTCCATTTTCAAAATTATTTTCAACTTGAATAACTTGAAATATTCCGCTAAACATTGATACTGGTAAAAATCCGCCTAATGGATATTTTACATACCCATCTTCTTCATCATAATCAATTGGCGTTCTAAAGTTTAATATAACATAAACTTCACCATCCATTGGATTCATACTGCCGTCTAGTGTAACTGGTAAAAGCGGCGAACTTGGAAGTCCTAAAAAGTTTCCTACTCCTACATCAGCAATAAAATACGGATCACCGTGTATTTTTAAATCAACTTGTAATAAGTCATTGCCAGAATTGATCATCATGTCATTAAAATATCTTGCGGTTCCTGTTTCAGGATCATCTCCGGCAGCATTACCGCCGTTGGCTCCCTGTTCATTGTCTGTTAATGCAGTGTCATCTTCTAAGGTTCCGCCAGGCACTGATACAGGAAGTGGATTTAGATTAGCTCCAGTAGTTGTAATTGCATCTCTATCTTTTGGTCCGGGTATTAACGCACCGCCTAATACCGATGCCAATTGCTTTTGGTTTCTTGCGGCTTGTACACCAGTATAGTACATCATATTAAACCGTAAATCAAAGTCAATAATATCTTTGTTTTGTCCTGTATAAATGTAACTGTATGCTTTTGGAGTTAATAATTGTTTTATAAGTGTTCTGCTAAACCCTGTAAATCCTGGTGCAGAAAAGTTTGATCCATCAGTTTTATACGGTCTTACTCTATAAACATACGTTTTAGGTGACCTACCAGTTATTAGTCCCCCAAGCAGGCCGCCTCCGTTATATACTTGTGGTTCAATTCTAAACCAACGTTTTTGGCCGGCCATATCACCTGGCTTAGATGCAAAATCTCTACCATACTGTGAAGTAATTAATATCTCCTCAATAATATCTAGTATCTTAGATCCTTGTTCAAATTGATAAACAGAAGTTTGAGGATTATAAGTTATTAGATCACGTTTTAAAAGTCCTGGGTTACTTGGATCTTCAGCAAATGACGGAAGTTGATAAGGGGTGTTTCCTAAGTTGTATTGTGTTCCTGGTCTCAATAATTGTGACCGACCTATTTCGTTAATATCAGTTTTGGCCTGCAATCTTAGTTTATCGCCCATAAGCGAACCTAAACTAAAAACAGACGGATTCTCCGAAACCTTTTCTAATAATCTTGGCGGTGGGGAGTTGTCGCCGCCTACTAATCCTTGATACCACTCATTCATTGCGCCGCCGGCGGCACTTACACTACCTGTTACTGCACTTGCTACTGATGCTAGACCGTCAACTACTCCACCTAATGCTCCTAGAACACTAGTATTAGGAAATTGTATTACATAAGAGTCTCCACTACTTTGTAGTGCAGACTTTTGCTCTGCGGTAACTTGATTTATTGCCGCTGTAAGACTCTGAGGTCCATTTTGTAAAATCTCAGCAACTGTGCGTCCTTTAATTGCAACATCTGTTTTTAATCTTTGTGCTCTATTTGTAACTGCTTTTTCAGTATACGGAACTGCTTTAATATCATAAGTTGCACCCGATTCGGAAACATTCATATCAGCTTGAACTATTTGAATTGGGAAATGTCGTTGACTAAAAAATGGCGATTTAACATTACCGTCATCATCATAACCTATAAATGCAACACTAATTAAAAACGGTGCTTCTAAATAATTTGCATGTCCTGTTACTAATGATGCACTTCGTAAGTTGTGAAAGAACTGACCCATACTATACGGTTCAATGACTTTAAAATTAATTGCTGTTGCGTTTGAATGTCTTGTTTTTGGATTAGGAGCGACTGTATTTTTTATTACAACATCTTCAATAAAAAATTCTCGTTTTCCATCTAAATCATATAAAGAAGGAACTGTAGGGCCACCGCCGCCACCGCTTCTAATTATTTTAACTGCTGGTCCTAATGTTCTATAGCTTAACGGAAAATTAAATTCAATATTGGTAAGACATCCAAGTGTAAAAATAGGAGAATAACTTGCAAATTGATCTAACTCGTTTCTAAAAGGAAAAATATCAGCACCGTATAATGCTGTTGCGCCAGCTAAACTAGGATTTTGTAAAAAATTAATTGTTTGACTTATATCACTATCTCTGTCAGACACTGTTGCTGTGCCTTTGTTGCCAACGGCAGCGACTCCAGGGTCTCCAACTATAATGTTACTACTGTCGTTAGGTACGTATGGCATTTAGAATCCTAGTTGTCTTGCTAGTGCATCGCCTTTTGGCAAATAAATTTTAATCCCAGGTACTAAGTCGTACACTGGATCTTTTAATAAGTCAATATTTCTTTGTGCAAATACCCACCATAAATTTTTTGTTCCATATAAATCAAAAGCAAGTAAATCTGGTCTATATGTATATTGCGGTTGTACTTCGTATAATATATCATCGTCACTAACTGGTATAGGACGAATAGTTAAAATATCTAAATATTCGTTATTAACGACATTAGTGTTAAACCAAGGACTATTATTTTCGTAAGCTATTTTCATTAGATAAATCCTTTTCCACTTGAAATATAACCACCGTTAACAAAAGTATCTAAGCTAAACTTAGTTATTGCTTTTCTACTGTATGTAGGCTGTACCTGAACGTTGATTTGACTTCTAACCGGAACCCATGTACCATTTTCGCCAACATTACATTGTATATAATCTACATCATTTGGCATATCAACTGTAAAGTAAGTAACTGTTACCGGAATATCTTTAAATACAAAATCTCCGTAGCCGTTTAATTTTACTACTGGGGGAGGCGAACCTTGATTACTTGTTTTTCCGTATGCCATTTTAGTAACACTTCTTAAATAGTGTGTTGCCGCTACCCAATATTCTGCTTCTTTTGCATTTTCTACAAAAAATTCGCCAATCAATGTTAACGAATTCACTTGACTGTTCTGATAAGCAGGAAAGGGATAATTACTATGTGTAGGATGAAGAGCATTGTAGTTAGCAGTATGTTCCATTGTAATTTGCGGAGTAAAGGGAAACATAAACCCATTGGTTTCTAATAAAGGAGCCATTATTGGACTGTTTTGAAAGTTAGGAGGCATTGATAATCTTACCCTCCAATCAAGGTCAGTTTGTGATCCCCAGTCAGCTTCAACAAAATTTAAATCGTTTGTTGGAACTGCACCAGCAGGTAAATTGCCAAGGCGTCTAGCACTAGGGTCTATTATGACATTACTAGTTTTAGATACTGCATTGCCGGAAGGCGGATTACTACCTTGTAAATTTTCAATACTAGATAATGGGTTGTTTGGCATATTAATCTCCTATAGTATTATTTAGTTGACAAAATTATCAGAGTATATTATAATAGTTAAAATAATCCAGGAGAAACTATGAGAAAACAGAATTATCTCAACAATAAAGACTTACTTAAAGAAATACATAAATCTAAATCGGGGTTCTGTAGTTTTATAGACACTGATTACCATCAATTTGATATTATTTTACTAGATGTAGAAAAAATTAACAGATTAACTATTGCTGAAGCAAAAAGAAACAAAGCAAAACGGTTGTCAACTGCCGAATACGAACGTAGACGTATGGCAGGCGAAAAAGTAAAACAAGCAGAGTGCGAATACGACTACAAAAAAATTACAAAAGAAGAATTAATATTTCGTGTAATGACATTTGATCATATTCCAGACGAACCCGGACGCAAAAAGACACCAAAGACAGTAGCAGACACCAAAGTTAAACTTAACTTTCCACCTTTTCAACACTACAAGTTCAACGAAGACGACGAATTAGTGTGTGTAGGTAAAAGTCACTGGGAAGGCGGAATGGAAAATGGTGGATTTAGCCTAAAACATGCCAGAGCCACTAACGAATTAGCAAAAATGTGGATGAAACTAGTTGATCGTTATGCTACCCGTGGCAATGTACGTGGATACACATACAATGACGAAATGAAAGGGCAAGCAATACTGCAACTTTCACAGATCGGCTTACAATTTGACGAATCAAAGTCAAATAATCCATTTGCTTATTACACAGCGGCAGTTACTAACAGTTTTGTACGTGTTATCAACTTAGAAAAGCGTAATCAAAACATTAGAGACGACATATTGGAAATGAATAATATGAATCCAAGTTATACTCGTCAACATGCAGGTGAATGGGAAGCCGCTCAGAAGCGAGAAGCAGAAGCTAACAAAAAAACCACTTGACATCTTACCTAAATTCAAGTATAATATTAAAAAACTGGAGACTCTAATTTGTTTAAGAAAGCTGCCGTCTTTACCGACATACACCTCGGGTTAAAAGGCAACTCAAAAATACATAACGACGACTGCGAAGAATTTGTAGACTGGTTTATCGAACAAGCACAAGAACAAGGATGCGAAACTGCTATCTTTTGTGGTGATTGGCACCACAATCGTAACAGTCTTAACTTAACTACCATGGATGCAACAATACGTTGCCTCGAAAAGTTAGGTAAATCATTTGATAAGTTTTATATGTTTGTTGGTAATCACGATTTATACTACAAAGATAAAAGAGATGTAAGTTCTACTATCTTTGGCAGACATATTCCCGGTGTAACTCTAGTTGATGAAATATACGAGGAAGAAGACGTAGCTCTTGTTCCGTGGCTAGTTGGCGATGAATGGAAAAAGATAGAGAATATTAAAGCCAAGTATATGTTTGGTCATTTTGAGCTTCCGTCATTTTATATGAATGCTATGGTACAGATGCCTGATCACGGAGACTTGAAGCCACAACATTTTAAAAATCAAGAATATGTGTTCTCAGGACACTTTCATAAACGTCAAGTGCAAGGTAAAATACATTACATAGGTAATGCGTTTCCGCACAACTATGCAGATGCATGGGATGATGAACGTGGTATGATGATATTAGACCGTGAGAACAGTGCAGAACCTGTATACCTAAACTGGTGGAACTGTCCTAAGTATCGTACAACTACACTAAGCAAATTATTAGATCCTGATAGTGATATAATTAAACCTAAAATGTACTTGCGGGTTACTTTAGATTTGCCTATTAGTTACGAAGAAGCACAATACATTAAAGAAACTTACATTAGTACACACAACTGCCGAGAAATTACACTGATTCCGCAAAAACAAGTTGAAGAAATTACAACTGATTTAGATATATCAACTTTTGAAAGTGTTGACGAAATTGTATCTAAAGAAATTAGTGCAATTGATTCAGATAACTTTAATAAAAAAATGTTACTAGACATTTACAGCGAGCTATAATTTAAATGATAAAAGTAAAAGACTTAACCGTAAAGAACTTTATGAGCGTGGGTAATCAAACTCAGGCTGTAGACTTTAGTAAAGAAAATTTAACATTGGTGCTTGGAGAAAACTTAGACCAAGGCGGTGATGATAGCGGTTCACGTAACGGAACTGGTAAGACTACTATTATTAATGCACTAAGTTATGCATTATACGGTACTGCTCTTACTAATATTAAACGCAACAACTTAATTAACAAAACTAATAGCAAAGGAATGCTAGTTTCATTAGATTTTGAGAAAGACGGTGTTGAATATAGAATCGAACGCGGAAGATCTCCTACATTTTTAAAGTTTTTTATTAATAACCAAGAACAAGAACAAACAGACGAGTCTCAAGGTGATAGTCGCAAAACACAAGAAGATATTAATCACTTGTTAGGCATGTCACACGATATGTTCAAACATATTGTTGCACTTAATACATATTCAGAACCATTCTTAGCAATGCGCACAAATGACCAACGTGCAATTATTGAACAGTTACTTGGAATTACTATATTAAGTGAAAAGGCAGAAGAACTAAAAGATCAAATTAAAGAAACAAAAGATGCTATTACACAAGAAACTTTAAAAATTGAAGCAATACAAACTGCTAATAGCAAAATTGAAACTACTATTGTAAGTTTGCAAAGCAATCAAAAAGCGTGGATTGCAAAACGCACGACTGATACAATAAAATTACGAGAGGCAATCGACGAATTAGAACACTTAGACATTGATTCTGAGCTCGATTCTCATGAAAAGTTACAAAATTGGAACGAACATAACAATGCTATTTTGGCTCTTAAAAAGGAATTAAGTACACTAGAGCCTGCACTAGTACGTGCAGACAGATCTGTTGAAAAGGCAAAAAGAGACTCTGAAGATTTAGATCAAGGCACGTGTCACTCGTGTGGACAAGACCTTCCTGCAGATAAAAAAGCAGAAATTGCAGAACGTAAAAACAAAGAACTTGAAGATTCTATATCGTATCAAACAGAAATTGCTGGAAAAGTTAAAAGTGTTACCGAAGCACTTGCAGAAATAGGCGACATCAACGGTAAACCTACTACTTTTTATGAAACTGCAAAAGAAGCATACGAACATAGAAACAATGTTGAAAGTTTGAAAACTGCTTGGGAGTCTAAAAAAGACGAACAAGACCCATATCAATCACAAATAGATGAATTACAAAATAGTGCTATACAAGAAATTAGTTGGGACGTAGTAAATGAACTTACAAGTTACAAAGAACATCAGGATTTCTTATTAAAACTGTTAACAAATAAAGATTCTTTTATTCGTAAAAAGATTATTGAACAAAATCTTGCATATCTAAACAACAGACTTACATATTACTTAGACAAACTAGGTCTTCCACATCAAGTTGTGTTCCAAAACGATCTAAACGTGGAAATTACTCAATTAGGTCAAGACTTAGACTTTGATAACTTATCAAGAGGTGAACGTAATAGGCTTATACTTGGTCTATCGTTTGCATTTAGAGATGTTTGGGAAAGTTTGTATCAAAATATTAACTTATTGTTTATTGATGAGCTGATTGATAGTGGTATGGACACAGCAGGTGTTGAAAGTTCTTTAAGTGTTCTTAAGAAAATGACTAGAGAACGTGATAAAAATATCTTCCTTATATCACATAAGGATGAGCTTGTAGGTAGAGTTAATCATATACTGAAAGTTGTTAAAGAAAACGGCTTTACAAGTTACGAAAATGATTTAGATGTTGTAGAATGATTGATGACGACACCCATGATAAACTAGTAAAGGCTTATATGGCATATTTTAAGGCAAACGAAGACTTTGAGTCAAGAAATTCAGTGCGGACTCATCGCGAGGCAAGAAAATTACTTCGAGATATCCGTAATCTTGCTAAAGAAAGAATGGACGAAATACATACTAAACATACAACTTCAAGACAAACCAAAAAAGGCGACGAATAATTTAGGCATAAGGTAAGTAAGTTCATGCATTGGACTTATAACGGAAAACAAATTGATAGTATCCCAAACGAATACGAAGGATTTGTTTACCTAATTACAAATAAGAAAAACGGCAAAAAGTACATAGGCAAAAAACTAGCAAAGTTTAAAACTACTAAGCCACCACTCAAAGGCAAAAAAAACAAAAGGCGTGGAACAAAAGAAAGCGACTGGCGCGACTACTGGGGTAGCTCAGATAAGTTAAATGCAGATGTAGCAGAACTTGGTCCAGAAAACTTTACAAGAGAAATATTATACCTATGTAAAGGTAGAGGCGAAATGTCCTACATAGAGGCAAGAGAACAATTTGACCGCCGTGTATTAGAGAGCGATGAATATTACAACGGAATTATAAATGTTAGAGTTGGCGGCTCAGATAAATTGCGACAGGCACTCTTAGAACATCATATCAAGGCAAAACAATCCAACACATAAGGTTGGCGGGCCAGTTTAGAAATACCGCTGTGGAAAAGGCTACCGTATAGGAGCACACGTAACATACTGAGCGGCGTCTGGTAATAAGGCGTTTGATTGGTATAGGCTGATTGTTGGCTGTCGAAAAACACAAACACAGTACATAAAAACTCTTTAGCAATAGGAACGAAGCGAGAGGTATTATGCGGTAAAGCGTATATTTTGTAAATATACGGTAAAGCGTATAAGATGTCGACGTAGGTTGGGAAAGGTCAGAGCCCATTGTACTTTGTGTATAAACAATTACCTACTTCCAAGTCTCGGCTGGTGCAGACTCACATGAAGCGCATTTTGAGATTAGATGGAACCGTAACAGGTTCCGTCTGACTGAAACAATCTACATGAAACTTAAACATTATCACTTACGTGATAATGACTTTCATCTTTATTAATTACTTCTATCAACAAACGAAGTGTTTAGTTTGAGTGTTAACGAAAACTTGGATCAACGAAGTTGAGACATAAATAACAATATAAGTTTTTAAAGGTAATCTCGAAATGGTAGCAATTAATCATATTATAAAATTAAATGAGGATGTAACTGTATTTCAACTGGATGCAGGTGATAGAGCTGTGTGGAATGGAATACAAGCAGAATGGCGCGGAGCATCATTCATTGCAAAAAGTACAAATCCTGAATATCCTGATATTAGAAGAAACCAACCTATCCCTAAAAAATATCGCGGAGCATTTGTCAATGCCGCCAGAGCGGCTAAAGGATTAGGACGTTTAAACTTTGATGGCGCCGGAAACTTAAGACCGGGCTCAGCAACAGCAACACCTAGCGGTGCTGATACAGATACTCCAAGAACTACTACAACAAATACACCTAAGCCACCTCTTGAAATGGATGATTTAAGTAAAGGGCAACAGCGTGGACTTAGCAGAACCGGAAGAATAAATTTTGGCGGACACACTTATACTAAAGCTGAAATTGACGCATTTACTCAAGCGGCTGCCGCTCGTCGAGCGCAGGCGGGTAGAGATGCTAAAGCTACATTGTTTAATCTTGGTGACGATCCAAAGGCAGCCGTTAGACAAAACAGAACTTTCCTTCAAGGACTAACAGCTAAAACAGCACGTACACTTTTACCAGGCTATTCACTTAGCATTGGTGTTCAAGCCGGCGGATGGTTAGCACTGAGAGGACACTTGTTAGATCTAAACGAAGCAACTATACGAGCAATGGATAGAGAAGGAATAAGTGATGACGAGATTGAGAAATTAGCTAATGATTATGAAACAGCATCACAACGTTTGTTAGGTATGTGGTTTGCTATCACAGCTGGCCCTGACATTGCAAGAGCTATATTTGCAGGCGTGCCGGCAGTGATAAGACCATTAAAAACAATAGTACGAGCGTGGAACTGGGCATCTATGGCTGTTCAACAAGGTATTAGTGCTGTTACAGGTGGCGGATTCTTTATAATGCTTGCAAAGAACGCTTTGCAATTGGTAATAGTTGAAGCTGGTTTGGCTGGGCTAACATATCTAATAATGAACAGTGCAACAGTCAGATCATGGATGCTTGCCGCTATTCAACATGATATTGGAGAATATGTTAGCAAG